TCCAGTAGTTACACATGGATTATGGCATGCTGGCAGTTATGATCCTCAGGACTTCTTAGGACGTCTTGTTGGAGATAAGCCGTGGGTTAGACATGCTGAGAAAAGTTTCTTTCATGCGTTTGATCACAACTACTTTGCCACAAACTTTCATATTGAAATGTTTGCTAAGAACTTACTAGATGCCAACATGGGCACTATGTATAATTACAAGCAATCTAAAAAGATTGTCCTCACTGGTTGGCCTATGGAATATATGGACAGTGTATTGACAGCATACAAGAACATGCCCAAGCGTGATCTTATTCTGTTTCCACACCGCATTGCTCCAGAAAAGCAAGTCGAAATCTTTAGAGATCTAAAAGAACACTTACCACAATACGAATTTGTTGTGTGTCAAGATCAGCCACTAACAAAGAATGAATATCACAATTTACTAGGTGAAAGTAAATTGATATTCTCAGCTAACTTGCAAGAAACTTTGGGCATTAGTTGCTACGAAGGTGCGTTAGTGGATGCTATTCCTATGGTGCCAGATCGACTGTCATACCGTGAAATGTATTACGAAGGATTTAAGTATCCCAGTGAATGGACACAAGACTGGAATAGTTACCTGGCGCACAGACCTAATCTATGTTTTGCTATTATGCAACATATGGATCATTATGATGCTAGGATTCCACAAATACGCAAGCAGGCCGAGGACTTATCTAAATATTTCTTTAGTGCTGAAAAACTATTGGAGAATATTAAATGAGCATACAAACTAAATTCGGAATTGTTGGACTTGGATTTGTCGGCGGAGCAGTGCGCGATTCACTTGACTTTGGATTTTGTAATTTAATTTTAGTAGATCCGCCTAAAGGACTACCACATAGTTACAAGGATCTTACAGATTGTGAAGCAGTATTTGTATGTGTACCTAGTCCAAGTAACGAAGATGGTAGCTGTGATACTAGCATTTTAGAAAGCACACTAGAAAAGTTAAAAGACTATAACGGTGTCATTATTAGTAAAACTACTGCGCCGCCTTCTGTATATGAAAAACTATCAAAGCAATATAAAAATCTTGTTCATGCACCAGAATTCTTAACAGCGGCTAATGCTAGTAGAGATTATGCTAATGGTAAATTTGCAATAATTGGCGGATCTACGCCGGCGTATATTAGAGAAGCAGAACGTGTAATTAGATTAAGTCAGACATCATTGCAAACTGTTGTACATTGTACTGCGGCAGAAGCTAGTCTTACCAAGTACACTATTAATTGTTTCCTTGCTACCAAGGTAATTTTTATGAACGAAATTGCTGCCTTAGCCAATGCATCGGGTATTAATTATAATAACGTTGCTCGATTAGTTAACCTTGATCCTAGAATTGGTAACAGTCATATGCAGGTGCCGGGTCCCGATGGAGCATTAGGGTTTGGCGGCATGTGCTTTCCAAAAGATACAGCAGCCTTGCTCAAATATGCAGAATCGTTTAATGTGTCACTTAATACAATCGATGCATCGGTAAAGAAAAATACTTTACTAAGGTTGCAAGAACCTAAATAATACTATACAATAGTGTATAAATGACATCCACGTCGTTAACTCGGAGAATAACAAAATTGGAAAACAGTAAAAATCTATCGCAAGCTATCCGCGATAAAATGAAACAGGATAACAAAAGATTTTGGGCAGGTGACAACATCAGTGAATACATTGATAGTAATGTTATGCCAGAATTAATTGAAGAAGCAACAGAAGCATTCGAACAAGTGTTAGACTCGTTGCTAATTGATCGTAATAACGATCCTAATAGTAAAGGCACAGCACGACGACTGGCCAAGATGTATTTTAATGAAATAATGGCAGGAAGATATGAACCATCCCCAGACGCAACAGCATTTCCAAACGATTCGGAGGACCGCTATGAAGGCATGCTCGTGGTTCGCAGTGAACTTCGCAGTATGTGTAGTCATCATCACCAACCCGTTACTGGGGTTGCTTATATTGGCCTTATTGCGGCAGAAAAATTGATTGGACTTAGTAAGTATACACGCATTGCACAATGGTGCGCTCGTCGTGGCACACTACAAGAAGAACTTTGCAATGACATTGCAAGAGAAATTCAAAAAGCTACAGGAGCCAAAGACCTAGGAGTCTATATTCAGGCCGTTCACGGCTGTTGTGAAAACCGTGGCATTATGGCACATAGCAGTCTAACACAGACCACTGTATTGAAAGGTGCGTTTAAGGAAGATGGAAATACAAAAAAAGAGTTTTTTGATAACATTAAACTACAACAAGAATTTGCACCGAGATAAGGAACATTATGAGCCAAGTATATTGTATTACTCCGCTGGAGAAAAAAAGCATTGTCTACCATGTAGAAATGTATCGTAAGAACCCCGATGACAGCATCAGTTGGTTTAACATTGACGAAACCTATCGTTGGGGTCAAGGCTTTGTAGAAGGCGACTTAGACTGCAATCTTCCTTGGGAAGGTGATACAGTAGCCTATGCTCGAACTGATTGTGGTTGGGGCTGTGAGTTCGATGACAGCATTAGCGTTGAATGGGAATTCAGTGACGATATTTCGGAAATGGAACAACAAGAACTTAAAGAACTCTACTACGAAGGTGGTGCAGGTTGGCTCTACGATGGTGAACATGATTGGCAGGAAGAGGACTGTGCTGTTCACATTATTGCGCCATATCAAGTTGACTTGTGTGATGAAATTAGCGGAGAAGTTCTTGAAGAGAATATCAAACTTAAACCAAGACCCGACCCTAATACGTCCTGGCCGTTTAGTTCAGCATTTCCGGATTTACCTGAGGAGAAATAATGAAAACAGCTAAGGATCTAACTGATCATTTGATATTCCGAGCAATGAACTTGCAGGAGTTTGTAGTAGAACGTGATTGGAATTTAATTCCCGCAGGTGTGATCAAATTCAATATTCAACACACTCAGGGCGAACCTGCAAGAATATTTGTACATGCCATGACACAGGAAGAAGCTGAAAGACAGGTTGATGATTGGTTTGGTGAAGGTGTAGAATGATTAAGCCGTTGCGTGACGATCTAATGGTGCAACAACAAGTAGACGACGATTGGCAACATTTTGTCGGTGTGATCATGTTGAACCAAACTGGTCGCAAAGCAGTAAAGACCACACTACCCGAATTTCTATATTGGTTTCCTACAGCATTAGCATTATTACACGCAGAAGAAGAGTTTGTCAAAAGCATAATCCAACCCTTAGGAATGGTTAATGTTCGCTATACTCGGTTGATTAGAATGAGTCAAGACTACTTGACTTGGGACGGAAATGATGCTACAATGTTATATGGCATTGGCAAGTATGGTTCAGATAGTTATGAGATCTTTTTCAAACATAATTACACAGTAGAGCCCACTGACAAAGAATTAATCCGTTATCTAGATGAAGAGGTAAGAGATGTTGTTGAAACTGTTTGAAAGATTAGGTCGCAAACGCATCATTTATGATCGCGTTAACAACGAACCTTACCTTGTAAGATATTATCTCTTTTTGAAAGAACGTGAGCGTTTTCCTTTTAATATATTTCTACATAAGTTTCTCAAAGGTGATCCGGATGATGTGCATGATCATCCCTGGCCCTATGCTACACTAATTTTGAAGGGCGGATATTATGAATGGGTTCCGGAATTTGATCGAGACGGTAAAATGCTTGGCGAGATGCAGAAGTGGCGAGGTCCAGGTCATTTTCGTATTTGTAGTTCTAATAGTTATCACCGGATTGAATTAAAACCAGGCGTCACTGCCTGGACTCTGTTTATGCCTGGTCCTCATCGCCGCGAATGGGGATTTTTAGTCAACAATCAGTGGATACAACATGAGCAGTACCTCAAGGAGAGATATGAACAAACTCAAAATTAATCAGCATGAAGTAACTGGTCTAGTCGGCAAGATCTGTAGAGAACTTGCTATAGGAAGTTGGCGACCAGATTATATTGTAGGAATCACTCGCGGTGGGTTGGTTCCTGCTGTTATGATCAGTCAATATTTTAATATCCCATTGCATACATTAAATGTAAGTCTGCGTGACGGAGATGTAGGACCCGAAAGTAATCTGTGGATGGCCGAAGATGCACTAGGGCCGAACAGTAGAGAACGGATTGTTGAAGATTCCGATAACATTGGCGGTATTCTAGAAGCTGCAAGTTCTTTACTAGAAAACGGTGGCACATACAAGAATATTCTTATTGTGGATGATATCAACGATCAAGGCACTACACTTAACTGGATCATGAAAGACTGGCCCAGTGGCTGTTTTCCAGATGATCCTAGTTGGGGTGAGGTGTGGAACAATAATGTAAAATTTGCAGTATTGGTAGATAATCTTGCCAGCCAATGTGAAGTTAAAATGGATTACGTTGGCATGGAAGTCAACAAGGCAGAAAAAGATATATGGATTGATTTTCCTTGGGAAGATTGGTGGACTAAATGATCGATTCTAAGATCAAGGTTCGCTGCACTGATGCAGGCAAAGATTTTGACATGCATGTTCTAGGATACAAGCCTAAGGTATTTTTAGATGTTGCATTTCAAACTATTAAGTTGCGATTAGTTTATATGGAACGTACTAAGGCATTTGCAGGCAGTCTAGGCGGCCGTGAGTTTGTTGTACGCGAAGACGAGTTACCTCGAGAACGTGGAGAGTATAAACGATGAACCTACACTATTCATTAGATGATGCACGTGATGCGGGTGATGCACCTTGGGACGATGTCATACAAGATGATTTTCATGTTGCTATTTTTAAAGACAAGTATCCTGTAACAGAAGGACACTTGCTGTTTGTGCCTAAATATTCAGCCGTAGGTGTTATTGAAGATTGTTTTGCGGATGCACTTAGACTTGGACAAGAAAAAGTCAACAGTGGCGAGTGGGACGGATTCAATATTGGAATGAATTGGGGGGAGGCAGCTGGACAGACTGTGCCTTATCCACATGTTCATTTAATTCCCAGACGCAAAGGTGACATGGAAAACCCCACAGGTGGTGTTCGCCACGTGATTCCGGAAAAGGGCAATTATCGTAAATGACGAGAATCACTGTGCCGTGGAAGAATCAAACCAACACATGGTGGAATGAAACCTGCGCCAATATATTAGAGCATTTTGGATTACCTGGTGATAGGTATGTCACAGAAATCACTGCAGATCACATGCACTTTGATTTTAACGACGATAAAGATGCATTAATGTGTAGAATAATGATCAGCGATAAAATATGAAACATTTTGTCTATATCTGTATCATGATTGTATTGATCGTTGTGCTGATACGATATCGACCCGAAGGCAGAGTCTACGACTGCAGAGATGCACACTGGCATCCAGACTATCCTATAGAAGTTAAACAAGAATGTGCTAGACTAAGAATAGAAGAATGGCGTAGATTAAATCAAGAAACAGAATCCAAAGATAGGTATATATAAAATGCAAACATGGACAGTAACAGTGGAAGAAGACGGTATCATAACGTTGCCCCAAGATCTTTTAGATGCCGCAGGATGGCGAGAAGGCGATTGCCTACATTGGATTGATCAACATGATGGATCTTGGCAATTGGTCAAGGAAGAGTTGACAACATTTATAAAAAGTGGTATAATAAACAATGAGTAAAATTAAAATAGCAGAACTGTTTTACAGTATACAAGGCGAAGGCCGATATATGGGTGTTCCTAGTGTATTCTTACGCACTTTTGGATGTAATTTTAAATGTGCTGGCTTTGGAATGCCGCGTGGCGAAGTAAGTCACGAAGCAACAGATATTGCGGCCACGCATAAAATGATCGAATCATTTCAAACGTATGAGGAACTTCCGTTAGTCAGCACAGGCTGTGACAGCTATGCATCATGGATGCCAGAATTTAAAGATCTTTCACCACTGCTTACATCAGATGCAATAGCAGAACGTATCATGGAAATTTTACCTTACAAGCGTTGGGAAGATGAACATCTTGTGATCACAGGTGGTGAACCGTTGTTGGGATGGCAACGTGCTTATCCGGATCTTTTGAATCATCTGAGTATGACGGGCCTTAAAGAAATTACTTTTGAAACCAACGGTACTCAAAAGCTAACTCCGGAGTTTAAAAAATATCTACAAGAATGGTCACAGAATCCTCCTTTTGCTAGTAGAGAAGTTACATTTTCAGTCAGTGCCAAACTCAGTTGTTCAGGAGAACAGCCCAGTGAAGCCATACGTCCAGATATAGTCTGTGAATATCAAGAAGCTGGTCATGTATATCTCAAATTAGTAGTGGCCACTGAAGATGATGCAGAAGAAGCTCTAGAAGCTGTGGATATCTATCGTGCAGAAGGTTTCACTGGTAATGTTTATCTCATGCCTGTGGGCGGGGTTGAGTCAGTATACACACTAAATAACCGCAGAGTAGCAGAACTGGCAATGAAACATGGACTGAGATATTCAGACAGATTGCAGGTGCCACTGTTTAAGAATGAATGGGGTACATAATGAAAATAATTAAAAAACTATTTGGTCTAGATAAACTAGAAGCTTCTATCCAAAAAGCTGAACTGGATTTGGCAGAAGCCAACAACAGGTTGGCTGCGGCTGAAGCTGCATCTAAAACTGCTGAACAAGCAGAAGAAACTGCCAAGCAGACACCAAAAGAACGTGCTACTAGACGCAAAGAAGCATGGGTTGGTGTAATAAACACTCATGTTAACAAAGATAATATACGAAATGGCTTTTTTGAGCTTGACTGGAATGACCAATTTGTGCTACAATTAAAGCAAGAGGGATACGGTGAAGATGGTGACAAAGAAGAAGAAATCGTAGATCGTTGGTTCCGTGAACTTTGTGCAAATGTTGTGGTAGATGGTGATTTTGGCGGCCCTGTGAACACAGGTGTTATAGACATTAAAACAGTGAAGAAGACAAATCAATGACCTATATTTTAGTTGATACAGCAAATACATTCTTTCGTGCTCGTCACGTGATCAACGGTGATGCTGATATCAAACTAGGCATGGCTTTTCATATCACCCTTAATTCAATCCGCAAAGCATGGCAGCAGTTTAACGGCAGTCATGTCATATTCTGTTTAGAAGGTAGATCTTGGCGCAAAGATTATTATGCACCCTACAAGCGAAATCGTTCTGATGCTCGTGCTGCTCACACAGAAAAAGAAGCAGAGGAAGATCGCGTGTTTTGGGAAGCCTTTGATACATTCAAAGAGTTTATCACAGATAAAACTAACTGCACAGTCATGCAGAATCCACAGCTAGAAGCAGATGATTTAATCGCAGGCTGGATACAGAGCCATCCAAATGACAAACATGTAATCATCAGTACTGACACAGATTTTGTACAATTGATCGCCCCTAATGTCACACAGTACAACGGCGTCATGGAACATGTAATCACACATGAAGGTATCTTCGATGACAAAGGCAAAAGAATCATTGATAAGAAAACACAAGAACCTAAAGCTATCCCAGACCCGGAATGGCTGCTGTTCGAAAAATGCATGCGTGGTGATACCAGTGATAATGTCTTCTCGGCGTATCCGGGTGTGCGTACTAAAGGCACAAGCAAAAAAGTGGGTCTTACAGAAGCGTTCGAAGATCGTGGCAGCAAAGGATATGCGTGGAACAATCTCATGCTTCAGAGATGGACTGACCATGAAGGCAAAGAACACAGAGTCTTAGAAGATTACGAACGCAATCGTAGATTGATTGACCTTAGTCATCAGCCAGATGACATCAAAGCCATAATCTCAGAGACCATTGCCGCAGCCACTAGTGCAGACAAAAATGTCAGCCAGGTTGGTCTTAGATTAATGAAGTTCTGTGGCCTGTATGATCTCAAGAAGATATCTGATCAGGCTGCAAGTTATTCGGAACCATTGAATGCGAGGTACCTAGTTGGAGAACGACATGACTGATTTACACGCCAAACCTATCATAGATAACAAGTTTTGGATCGTAGAAGAGAATGGCGAGAAGATTGCTACTCTAAGAAAAAATGAAGACAATAGATTCGTAATGAGTAATCAAGATGGAATAAAAATCTATGAAACTAAAGAACACATCACTAGAACATTCGGTAAAAAATTCTTTACTGTCAAGATTGTAAAAGAAAGTGAAAACGCCTTACCCAATGAGGTTCACGGTTATCCGACCAGCACAGCACCTCACAATGCCATGTTTGACATACGTAAGAAACTTCCCCTATTCACAAAAAGCAGTGATTCAAAAAGTTTGTATTGTGCAGGATATTACTGTATAAAATTCGAGAAAGGTTGGGTTAAGAGTTTCTGTCCTAAAAAGATCACCTTAGAAAGATACCCCTATCGAGGTCCTCTTAAAACAGAATTAGAAATGAAACAGGTATTAGCTAATGTCTCAAAATAACATACCTACTGTGTTGCCTACAGTTGAGAAATTACTTCAACGAATAACAATAGCAGAAAAGAGCCAACAGAAAGAAATAAGGATCACTATACAGGAAGCCAGAGATCTCACCACTGAGCTCGCTATTTTTTCTACTAAACTAGGCCGCACTGTGCAGGAAATACATGGTATCCTAGCTCAGATCAAAGAATCCAGTCAAAGTATAGACGTTAAGTTCGACGGCGGCTCATTTTAAAAAGATAAATATATACGTGGTTAATTAGGAACCCGTATAAGATGTCGAGACCAAAACCAAAGATACTTTTAGAATATGCTAACAAAGAAACTTTCAAAGTCGAGCAGATACTGGACTCGGAAGCCATTTGGGCTGTTTTCTATCGACACCAACCGTTTAATCTAAAGAGTGGTAGCCTAGTAGCCAGCTATCCTGGTCCTAAATATAAAAAAGTATCATTTTCAAATCCTGGCCATGCACACAATTTGGCTAAAAAATTAAACAAACTTTTTAAAACCACAGACTTTGCTGTGGTTAAACTCACTGCCGGTGAAGAGGTAGTTTAACGTGGATTCCAAGGATGCCTATACTCGGGTGTTCTTACAGGCAGCAGAACTACCTATCGACTCTGACACAGTGAAGCAGTACAGATCAGTATGGTGGTGGAGTTTCAGAGAAAAGACTCAAGGTGGCCTTAGACTAACTGAACAGGCCTTGCAGTTCATTGAAGAATATGCTAAAATTAAAACTTATAAAATAGATTTTCCAAAAGAATTTGCATTCACTCCGCAGGTGCTGGTTTGGTTAGATCATTTTATCGATTCTCCTTTTTTCATCAATAAAAAACATATTATAGTTATGAAAGAAAAATCCGCTTTTGAACTGTATCTTTTTTCTGGCGATGTTGCCAAGCTGGGTCACACCAAAGCTATGGCCAAAAGACTTAGCCAAGAATCCACCCTCGAATCTAATTGACTTATAAATATTTTCACGATGTTTGATTTAAATCCTATTGATGTACTAAAACAGCGCAGGCTTAAGACCATTCCTCCTCACTTCAGCAAAATTGCTATCTCAGATAACGAAATTTTTGAAGGTGTAGAAGAATGGGTCAAGACCAAATTGAAAGGCCGTTACTGCTTGGCCAAACAACCAGGTATTGATAAATCTGGAAATCTGCGTTCTACTCATTATTTAGGATTTGAAGATCAAAAAGAATTAACGTATTTCATGCTTGCATGTAACCATTTAAGGAGAACCTAATGTCAGAAGAAACTACAAATCAAGAACCCGAAGCCGTGGCACCGGTGCCAGAAACTGCCCCTGCACAGGGTCCAGATCTCAATGTCAGCGATCTTGCTGCACTGAGAAGCATCATCGAAGTAGCTACACAACGAGGAGCGTTCAAAGCAGCAGAACTAGAGGCCGTGGGCAAAGCTTTCAACAAGCTAAACACCTTCTTAGAAGCTGTGGCTAAAAAGGAGGCCTAAAATGGCACGACCACTAAAACACATCGGTAGGATCAACAACACAGGCGTGAAAGTGCTTGTGGTGTTTAGAACATTGCCAGGCGAATCAAACATGGCATTGGTTTTACCAGTAACACAGCTCAGTGACGCATATCACGATTCGATCATGACCATGGTAGAAACAGATCAATGTCAAGAGGCCTATGAACTAGGCGAAATGATGTTTATACGTACATTTACAGATGGCAGACCTATGTTGCAAGCCATGCAGGTAGATGGAAGATTACAGAAAGTAGCCACAGATTCTGTGACTATGACTCCTACTACTAATGATACTGTGCTGTTAAGTAGTCTAAACACACTGATCGCAGAACAGAAAAACTGCGCAGTGGACGATCTTTACACATTTGTTAAAGGTGCTCCTAAAGTCAAGGCAGAAGTAAAACAAATTGCTGAAGTAGCCGACCTAGCACCTGCTGTAGACACAGATGTTCCTGCACCAGTTAG